AAGCCGCCATGGAGAGGTGGGTGAGTGGCTGAAACCACCAGTTTGCTAAACTGACGTAGGAGTTATCCTACCACGAGTTCGAATCTCGTCCTCTCCGCCAAGAATGCTGAATTTCAGCGAGTTGCGGATTTTGTTAACGAGTTTACGCACAAAACCGCGTTTTTAAGTATTAAAGTGGGCTTCAGCCTTGAGCTGTTGCCCGCTTTTTTTTGGCGCGGTCGGGTGAAAAAGTGCCGCGCTCCCCCAAAGCACGGCACTGAAATTTCAACGGTCCGGCTTTTCAGCCTATGACACTGCAAAGTTAGGCATTTTTTTTGAGATGGCAATTTTTTTGAAGCAATTTTCTCTCTCGCGCGCGTAACTCACTCTCGATAAAAATAATTTATTATTTTTCATTATCATTATCATTATCATAGTGCAAATAAAACAACTTTAATCAAACGGAACAAATGATAACATGTGCATTAAGTGATAAGATATGTTACCATAATGTGTGTTTGCTCGTTTTGTTATCATTTGATAGCAAATGTTATCAAAAGTGCGTTTTGTTGTCAATTGGTAACAAATTACGGATTAAGTGAAAATCGGTCGAATTCGGGTATTATTGATGCAAGTTTTGAGATTTCGGCGGTTGGTAAGTGTGTCAGCAGTAAGCGCTTAATCCTTGCTAAGGTTTACAAAAAATTGGCGGCACGCTCCGTAGGTGGTGCGTGCCGCTGTGGTGTGTGGTTAGTTTTTCGTGCGCCACCATATTACGGCTCCGACGAGGGCGAGTGTACCGATGAGGGCGAGCCAGTCGATTAGCTTGCTCCACCAGCTGCGCAGCTCTGCGGTTTCGGTGGTGGTTGTTGCTGATGTGGAAATAACCACGGTGTCGGTATGGTAGGCGGTGATGGTGTCGTGGACGATGTGCACGCGGTCGCGCCATTGTACTTGCCGGATGCGGATGGTGTCGCCCGCGCGCTCGATGATGACGCTATCGCGTTGGCGGATGGTGTCGGCGCTGCGCTGGATGATGTGGACCGTATCAACGCGCACGGCGGTGGATGCCGTGGCCGTTGATGTGGTGACGCGCCGCGAGCAGGCGGTGCCCGCTATAAGCACGGCGGCGCAGAGGATGATGTGCAGCGCTCTCATTGTGCCCAATATTGGTGACGGTTGTAGCCTGTGGGCTTGTGGGAGATGTGGAGCCACTTGCAGCCCTGCTCGCCGATAAGCTGGTCGAACGGTAGGCGGAGTTTGACTGCCAGCTCGTAAAGTTGGCGGTTGGTCTCCGGTGAACCTGTGGTGATGTCGGCAGCCTCGCCGTAGAGGTGTTGGCTGTTGGACACGCCTCCGACAGCTTTGTTGAGTGCGGGGCAGCGGTAGCCGCTGTTGACGAGGATAGGCTTGCCCCACGCGCGGCGGAGCGGGTCGAGGACTGTGTCTACCAGCGCTGTGAGCGCGTTGCGCTGCGTGGCGTTTGGGGTGTTGTTGATGCCGTTGGCTTGTGCCGTGGTGGAGTAGCAAAGCTCCTGCAGGGTAAAGTATATCATGTTATGTAAAAGTTAAATTGGATTATCGTTATTGGTGGGTAATATGGCCGCTATTTGGTGGCGGGCGGTGCGGCGAGCGCGGCCAGACGTTGTTCGAGAGTGGTGTCGGTGGATGACTGCGCAAGGTCGATTGCGGTGGCTTGGAGCTTGGGCACAACTCGGTCGAGCAGCTTGTCGGCGACGAGCAGGCGGTCTTTTGGCTCCAACGAGGCGAAGTCTTCGGCCATTTGGTTGGAGTCGATATAAAGTGATAGCAGTTGGCTGACCGCCGCTCGAATGTCGACGGTACGACTATTGGGTGTACCTTTTTTGCGTGCCATGATTAAAAACTTATAATTGATGTGCAAATATAGTATGCTAAATTAGCAGTCGATTTATAAGTTTTTAAACATGATAGGATTAGGTACATTAATAGGTAGTGGTATTGGTGTGGTCGGAAGCATCTTCGGCGGCATCAGTGCTTCGCGCCAGGCTCGCAAGGCAAAGAACCGCATTGAGGGCGCGCGAGCCGAGAATCAAGCATGGTATAATAGGCGCTATAATGAGGACGGCACGCAGCGAGCAGATGCGCAGCGCGTGCTTACCACGTTGCAAGATAACGTTCGCCGACGCAACCAAGCGGCCGCAGGCCGTTCGGCTGTGATGGGCGGCACCGAGGAGAGTGCAGCAGCTACGCGTCAGCAGAATAACGAGCTGATGGCGGATGCGACTTCGCGCGTGGCCGCAAGCGCCGAAGGCCGCAAGGATAGGATTGAGCAACAATATTTGGCTAATGACCGAGCATATAACAACCAGTTGGCCGGCATAGAGCAGCAGCAAGCTGCGGCTACGTCGCAGGCGATTGGCGGTGTGGCTCAAGCCGGGGCAAGTATTGGTTCGGTGTTTGATGATTATGACCCGCTCCTTAAGAATACATCGGTTAAAATATAGTTAGAGATGGTACAGACAGATAATACAGCAGGGCAAGCTCGGCAGCGGCAAGAGCAAGATTTACCATTGCCGCCCGGCATGTTGCAACGTGATTTTGGTTCGGCGGCACAGCCGAGTGCGCCGGCGGGAGCTCCGATACAGCTAACTGCCGCGCAAACTCAAGCGGTTGAGCCGGTGAGTACGCCGGCGAGAACGGCGGATTTCATTACCAGCGGGGCCACCAGCCCGATTGCGGTTGAAGCCAAACCGGAGGAAGCACCGGCGGCACCTACCGGCCAACGAGCAGTGTATGATGCTATCGGACAACGGATGTCGCAGTTGCCGCGGATTACCGAGGCGGACGTGGAAGCAGCGCGCCAGCGACACAAGCGCAACGCGATGATTGGTTCGCTTGGCGATGGATTGCGAGCATTGAGCAATCTTTATTTCACCACGCAGGGCGCACCGTCGTCGTATGTACCTTCGGGCATCCCCGAACGCGAGCAGCAACGTTATCAGCGGATAGTCAACGCGCGGCAGGCGGCAGACGAAGAACGCTTGCGGCTGACCATGCTGGCGGATAATCTGCGCCGGCAGGATGAAGCTGCGGCCTCGAAGGCCGGTATGGCGGAGCTTGATAGACAATATAAGTGGGCGCGTGTGCAGCAGATTAGCCAGCGTATTGAGACTGACCGAATGAATTTGCAACTGGCATCAGAGCGTCTGCAGCATCTTATTGCCAAGGGTGCGGCTCAGACTGACATCGATGCAGCAACGATAGCGTTGCGCCAGGCGCAGACGAATTTGGCGAATAGCCGTGCGGCTCTTGTGGATGTGCAGATTCAGTATTATCCGCGCCTAACAGATGCACGAATTGGCGCGGCTAACCGTAGTAATCGCGGACGTACAAGCACGAGGAGCATAAGCTACAGTAAGGGTTTGCCTGTCTCAGAGACTACTACAGTAACGGTAGATAATGGTGATACGGACATAGTAATGCCTTAATATTAAAACTTAACAAGAACGACAATGGCAAATGAACAGAGCCGCCAATGGCTATACAATAAATTAACGGGAGTAGGATATGATTTGGGTGGTGATTATGCTAGCTGGTGTGCTAAGATGGACAGCAGTGCAGAATCGCGCCAGTGGTGTTATAACAAAGCTAAAAGCCTCGGGTGGGATGTTGGCACGTTCGAGAGCTTTGAGCAGAAGATAGGGCCGGATGTGTCGGCGACAGCGAGTGCCAGCAGTTCTGCGCCGACAGCACCGGCGAAAGCTGCGGCCAGCAGTTCAGCTTCCGCTTCACCACATGACTCAAAGCAAGCAGGGTCGGGCGCTTCCGCGCCGCTCGGCTCCAGTGCCGTCATCGAATCTCAAAGCAGCGGTACTGAGTTGTTGGCTGATTTTGCGGCTGCGATGCAGGGTGATTGGCGCGACAGCTTAGGAACGCAGGCGCGCGAGGCCGTTGCGGGGATGGATGCATTGGCGGCGCAGAGCCAGCAGTTGGCGGCACCGACGCATATTAGCACGGATAGTGGCCTGCCGGCGCTTGATGCAATGGCCGAGCGGTGGAATAGTGAGGCCGACCAGCGCCATGGAGCGCTGCAGCGTAGATTGGATAGCCCGGGCCGATATATGATTGGCGCGCCGCAAAGGACTACGACAAGCGCAGTTGAGGACGCGATGGGCGCTATGACGAGCGGCAACTCCCGTCCGCAAACACTTGGCACAAGTAATTCGCACTCGGCGGGCTATGTCCTTAGGGACGGAGAGTATGTGCCGCAGTGGGAATTGCCGGATGGCACACTGACTACCGGTTATGTTGATGTTGTGAGCACGGATAATCAGATAGAGCAGCAACGTCGCGAGGAGGCAGAATGGCAGTCGGCGCTAAGCGCTGCGGTTAAGGCGGCGGATGCGGCTATTGAAAGTGATGTTCAGGATTATGCGGCAGAGCAGCGCCGTCGAAGTGATGATAATCATATATGGAATATTAATCCCGAGACCGGTGCGAATATTGCTGCCGTAAATCGATATTTTGATATAGAGGGAGAGCGTGCGCGCCAATATGAAGATATGGGTGGGCGAATCTACAATGCGTTGCCGGCGGATATTCGCCAGCGGCAATTGGCCGGCTATCAGCAGTATTTTGAGATGCATCCGGACGAGGTGCCGCAAGGCTTGACAGCGGCGCAAGCGTCGGAGCAGGCGTTGCGTGGGTTGTGTGACCAGACGGCGTATGATTACTTGGTGCGCAAGCAGGCGCCTGAGGGTACGTTAGAGTTTTTGGGTCGCAAGATTATTGATTTAAATCCGTCATTCCCGCAAATGTGGGCGCAGATGAGTGCGGCGCAGCAAGGTAATGCTACGTTGGCAGTAGCCGACCGCCAGGCGATGGATAGCTACGGAGCAGAGCGTCCTGTGTGGAATACGACCGGTACGATATTAAATATGGTTGTAGACCCGTTGAATGTAGTCGGCGGTGGTGCGGCATCTTTGGCAGGTAAGGGCGTGGCTAAGGCTGTATTCCGCAAGACCGCGGCGAATATGGCGGCTCGTTTGATGACGTCGCGCGTAGGCACTGCAGTGCTCAACGGTGCGGTACATGGTGCAGTGTCGTTTGCAATGTATGAAGGCGGCAAGAGTGTTGAGCGCCAATTGACTACGAATAACTTTAACTACGAGACCGGCGAGTATGAAGGCTTTAGCTGGGGCGATGTAGGGCGTAGTATGCGCCATGGTGCTCTGATGGGTGCTGCTACCGGTTGGATAGCGCCGATAGTTGGCAATACTGCATCGGCGATGGCATCGCGAGTAGCGTCTACAGGTGGCAAGGCCTTGACCAAGGCCGGAGTTCACACTGCGGGCATTTTGACGGAGGCCGGTATATTTTCGGCAGCATCGTATTTTGAGAGCGGTGAGTTTGATTTTTGGAACAACTTGGCGTTCATCGTAGGCATGAAGGCTGCGCATGGCGGTCGCCGAATGGTAGGCGAAGTGCTTGGGGCAGCGTTTAATCGTGAGAAGCCATTTAAAGAATGGTTCAGGGAACGCGTAGCCCGCGACAGTCGCGAGTATCAGTTCAGCAATGAAGAGTTGCGTGAGCTTCGCGACAGCGGCTATGGGCGTTTGGCGGAGCTGTTTGCACGCTCGGCAAGTGTAGAGCGGAGAGCGGAGACTGGAGAAGTTGAGATAGAGCAACCTCGGAAGAGTGTGAATGAGCAGGAGTATGATGGCTATGAGAATGTGCGTCGTTTGATGGATGACATACAGGTGAGCCAGTCGACTCGTGCTAAGGTATATTGGTGGTTGACCGGTCGGAAGTTACCTATGGGTTCGATAGTGAACGCTGATATGGTGACTGAAGAAGACGGCAGCATGGTAGTGTCGGCCTACACCAATGGCGGCGAGGTAGTGTTGCGCCGACGCTTTGCGCAGAAGGATATAGCTAAGGCGCATGAGCTGTATTATGAATATACAGCGCAGTCGGAAGCGAATTTGGTTCAATTTGGCGAGCAGGTTCGCGACCGAGGCAAGAGTGGAGAGGCAGTAGTAGGCAGTGTGTTGCGGTCGGTGGCTGATGCTTTGAATGTAGAAGACAAAGCTGTTGGGGCAACGTTTGCGAAGATAATGGGCGGAGTGTCGATTAGTGATATGACTGCTTCGGAGCGCATTATCGGGCGCGAGATAATGGCGCGTCTTGGTGGCCTGCAACGAGTGACCGAAGCCGGATTATCGTTCGGCGAGGGAACATCGAAGATGTTGAAGTATATGGTGTCGGAGATGGCCGGCGTGGACGTGGAAGCCGCCTTGAAAAAAGGTGCTCCCGCACGAAGCGAAGCCGAGCAACGCGCCGTTGATATGTATATTGACGCGTTGTATAGTCAGAATGCACGCGCGGCGCGTAGCCGTCAGTTGAGCGGCACGAAAATCGAAGGCGATGAGGCACAAGCCCCAGCCGATGAGGCGCAACCTATCGAAGTGGCGCAAGCCGCCGAGGAAGCACGACCTGCCGAAGAATACGCACCGAAGTACCGCGCCGGCAATATATTGGTAGGCGAAGGCGAGAATGCACGCTGGTTGGTATTGACCGGGCGCGAGAATCCCGAGTATCAGGGCTTGTACGAAGTGTATGACCCGGATACAAAGGAAGTAAGCTATTACACCGAATCGGAATTGGACGAGGTGGTAAAAGAATATGTCGAGTTCGATACAGTAGTGCCGAGCGAAGCGGAGGTTGAAGCGATGGCTCACTCGCGAGATGGCGAGGAAGCAGGAGAAGTTCCTGAAGGCGCGATAAGAATTGACCAACCGGCGGAGGAAGTGCCCGCTGAAGTACCTGAAGGTGCGATAAGGATTGACCGACCGGAAGGCGAAGGCGAGAAGCCTGCTGCCGAGGTTCCCGCGGCTGAAACGCCACGAGCCGAAGCCGCTGAAGTTCCGGCTGAAGCGCCGGTAACTGAAGCACCCGCGGTGGAAACCACTGCGGAGGAGGCACCGAAGGCTGAGGCTCCGGCGGCTGCGCCCGAAAGCGCGTTGGCGCGTATTCCGGTGGCCGAGGATGGCGCGCCAATATTCACTGCCGTTGATGCTCCGACGGCGTGGGTCGGCCTGCGCGAGTTCTTCGGCGATACGCAGGCAGCTTTAGACTATGCAACCAATATGATTAACGCCGCGCAGAAGCGCGCTGATAAAGCCTCGAAAACATCCGTACCTTTCTCCGAGAACCCGCTGAAGTATCGCGAGAACTTGCAGAAAGTGAGAGAGGCTGTAGACAAGGCGAATGCCGAGCTTGCGCAGTGGCAAGCGATTGCGGCTGAAGCACAGCGTGCTCAAGAGGCTGTGGAGATGCAGCAGAATGCTGAAGCGGCTGCCGAGCGAGGTGTTGTAGCCTTCCAGCCGACCGGCACTGTGAAAGAGCGCTGGGATAATAGCGAGAAGGTGTATGGGCTTCAGAGCGTGATTGTGCTGCCCGACGGCACGCGCGTTCGTGGTCGTTATGTGTTGTCGCACGTGGACGCCGCCACAGCATCGCACCAGCCGGCTAATAGTTTCGCTCGTAGCGAGGGCTTCCCAGTCAACGAGAATGGCACGACTATAAATGACCGAGATTACGAGCACGACAAAGCGGCACAAGAGCAAGTGCGCAAGACCGCTTCGGCATACGACCGCAGAGCGCTGCTCGATATGCCCGTAGTGCAAGACGGCGTGGTGTTGTCGGGCAACGAGCGTACTATGGCGGCGCAATTGGCCGCACGACAAGGCACTAATGCAGACTACATAGCCGGAATGAAGGAAAGCGTCGACGGCAAGACTAACCGTTGGGGTATACCTTTGGCGGATGTCGAGCGCTTCGGGGCGAATGCAGCTATCCGCTTTGAGGTCGAGGAAGTGTTGGGTGAAGGTGATGCGCCGCAAGGCAAGTTCCCACTTAACCCCAAGACAATGCGGCGGTTTAATGTCAAGGCGACAAAGGACCAGAGCAAGACCGAGAAGCAAATCACATTTGCTAAGGCGATGAGCGACCACACATATAACCAATTGACGCGCGTGGTGTTTGGTGCCGGCGAAACGCTGTCGGACTTCTACGGCAAGCGCGCTGCGGTGCTTGAGGCGCTGAACCTGTTGGTAGAGCAGGGTGAAATTACCGACCGCGAGATGCCGAAGTATTGGGATGATGTCAAAGGGCAAATTACCGAAGAAGGTAAGGATTTGATTGAGAATGCGCTGTTGGGTAAGTACTTTGCCGATAATGAGCAGGTGGTTCGCGTGTTGGCCGGTATGGGCATGGTGCGCACTGCGGTGGTGGCTGCATTGCCGGAGTTGTCGCGTAATGCGCAGTTCCGTGCTGCAGGCTATGACTTGCAGAAGGAGGTGGCTGAAGCGATTCTGTTTATTAAGAAGGTGAAGGATGCAGGCGCGTTCAAGTCGGGCGTGCCGGTGTCGGGCTTTAACTTACAGAACGACTTCTTCGATGGCGAGTTTGGAGATACAAAGGTCAGCCACGTGTCGGTACTTATGATTGCCGATTTGCTGAACGACAAGCGAACAAACCGCTTCCGCGAAGTGTTAAGCGATTATAATGACTTTGCTAATGGCCCGGCTAATGGCCAGATTGATGCGTTTGAGGGTCGTCCGCTGACTCGCGAGGAAGTGTTGCGACCGATTATAGATAAGATACAAACCGATTATAATGCTAATTATGGAAGAGCAAGAATTACAGAACCTGCCGAAGCAGGCGAGCGAAAGCAGCCAACCGAAGTCGTACAATCAGGAAGAAGGGCGCAGCCGACAGAACGAACAGAAGCAGTTGCTGAAGCTGAAGATGCTTTGGGAGGCGATGCAAAGGAACAAGTAGTTGAGGGCGATAAATCGCAGACCCCGCAGCAAGCCGCGGGGCTACAGCCGGAGACGAAAACAAGTGACGGCAAGGTGGAATCGCCTGCCGAGAAGCCGGCTGAATTGCCCGTAGTTGAAGCCGAGAAGGCTGTGGAGGCACCGGCAGAAGAGCTGAAGGCGGCTGCGGAAGAATCAGCAAACGATGAAGCTACAGCGGTGGAGGCTGCGCCGGAATCACCGAAGGCGGTATCTACGTATGAGGCGAAGCGGTGGAGCAGTGCGGATGATGTGGCAGAGATGCGAGAGCGTCAGGATTATCTGCGCAAGGCGTTGGAATTTGGCACTAAAGAGGCTGCGGAGGTGTTCCCCGAGACTGAACAGTATAAATCAGAGCGGGATGCAATACTTGAACGCTTTGATGGCAAGATGCCGGAAGCAGTGGCGCAAGCGTTTGCGGTGAAGTGGAAGGGTTATTTTGACAGGGTTAGTGCAGTGCATGCGGAGGTGTCGATGTTGACTGACGCGATTGTGGAGGCTGAAAATAATGCCAAGCATGCGGCAGAATTAGCGGCACGGCAGCAGAACGATGAGCGCTTAGCGCAGGGTTATAACGGTTTCTTGGCCGGACGTAGTAAGTTGGTGGCCTCGCGTATGGATAAGGCGCTGAGCAAGCGAGTGAACATTGCTGGCGAGGTTAGCACGATTGCGGCCTACATAGAGGCGCAAGCTGCTAACGGCACGCTGGCGGTGCGCACACAACAGTATGGAACCGGCGAGAAGTTGAAGACGCAGTATTTGGTGAATAACTACGACCTTGGGAAGACTGCTTACGACTATGCGGTGTATCTGCTCGATAAGCAGGGGCGTGAATCCGCGGTGGAGGAGAAGCTGCGGAATACGTCGGAGGATAGCATGCCGAAGGCGGAGCCTGCCGTTGAAGAAGTAGCTAAGGCGGATGCCGGCAGCCCTGCTGAGGTGCAAGCGGCGCGTGCTGAAGCAGCCGGGCAACGACCGGGTGCTGAAGTGTCGGCTGGTGAAGAGCAGTCTGTAGCGGAACGCGCGGGCGGCGGCAAGAAGCTTGAGGACTTTGGCGAGGAGATTTTAGGAGCGCGAAAGGATGCGCTGAAAGAGTTTTCGATGAGTTTGGATAATGCTAATGAGCAGTCGTTTGTGGCACTGCCGTTGGCAAGAGCGTTCCATCGCCCGAACGTGAAGAAGCTGGTAGAGGCCGGTGTTCTCAGTGAGCGCGAGGCAATGTTTGTGGAGGCGATGAGTGTGATGATACTTGGCAGCCGCAAGCCAGCGCTTACGCGTAGGGCTTCGAGCAAGCAAGAAGTTGAGAAGTGGGCTGTGCGCCAGGGTAGAGCCGTTGAGGCGCTGAAGGCGTTTGTTGAAGGCGATGCCGAAGCTCGCAGCCGTATCATTGACGAACTTAGAGCGGAGTATGAGCGATGCAAAGAGAGCGGCGAATTGATTTCGGCGCCGGCGTTTGCGTTTGCAGTGCTTGAACGAGCCGGGCTCGGCGACATGAGCGGGTATAAGCCTGTGGATATGAATGTGCGCAAGTACGGCGAGAGATATGCTGTGAGTGTCGGCAAGGCGTATGTGCGGATAATAGGCAGCAGTTTGGAAGAGGCTGTGAACACGCAGTTGGCAGCCTTGCAAATTAAGAATGGCATCAGTGAAGTAGAATTGCCGATGTCAGTATTTAAGGTTGGTGTCGAAGGTGGCAAGTTTGTTGGTACCGGCAACTGGATTGTGCAATATCGCGCCGGCAAGTCCTTGACGACTCGCAAATTCAGCAGTAAGGAAGAAGCCGAAGCGTTCATGGCTAAGCAGAGAGAAGCAAGCATAATTGAGGAAATGGCTCGCACTCTTATATATGTAATCGAATGCTATAGTCCTGTAGACGGCAAGGAGGTAAAAGTATACTTTGGAGAGAGATTTGAAAGCGAAGCAGAAGCTAATAGCTACATCGAGGAGCACTTGGGCGAGCTGAGCGATAAAGCAGTGGCCAAGATATTCTCTGAAGAGAAAATCGAGCGCAAAGGTAAACAGTACTTTTTTGTAAGCAAAGACTATACTACAGGGGAATATTTTGTGCACTTCGATAACTGGATTGAGTCCTTTCACAAGACCATTGAGGAAGCGCGAGCTGAAGCTGATAAACTGAATAAGCAATACGCAGAACTTGTTGAGCAGCGCCGCAAGATGGTATACTTCTCGACAGAAGAGCGTCCACGAGTTGGGCGAGATTGGCGAGGAGGCCGCGATGCTACTCCGGAGATGTTCACTGACGCGTTTGGTTTCAGAGGTGTGCAGTTTGGTAACTGGACTAATGCGAAAGACCGCCAAGAGGCGCTGAATCAGGCTTACGATGCGTTTATGGACTTGGCCGAGGTGCTCGGTAAAAGTCCGAGAGCGATGTCGCTTAATGGCGAGCTGGGCTTAGCGTTTGGTGCGCGCGGTAGTGGTAAATTTGCTGCACATTATGAGCCGGGGCAGGTTGTAATTAACCTCACAAAGACGAAAGGCGCCGGTTCGCTTGCGCATGAATGGTGGCATGCACTTGATAATTACTTTGCACGCCATGGCAAGGTTGCGAATGGTTTTGCGAGTGAGATGCCTAATGTATTGCGCGAAGAGCTACGAGAGGATATGCATAATTTGATGCGTGCTATAAATAATAGTGCGTATGGCCAACGTTGTGCGGCTATGAACGCATATTGGGGCAGTACACGCGAAATAACAGCGCGATTGTTCGCGGAGTATGTGAGCGAAAAGATTCACCAGCGCAATGGAGAGAGTTCATTCTTGTCGCGAGGCGTAGACCAAGGGCTATTACAACTCTATAAAGAAGGCAACTGGAAGCTGTATCGATTTCGAGTAAGTGAGACAGTGCGCAAATATGGTTTCAGGAAAGAGAATTTCAAGTCGATGACATACGAAGAGTTTATGGCATCGAAGGAGGCGTTGGAAGGTTTCCCATACCCGACTGCTGAAGAGGTTCGCGAGCTGGAACCGTATTTGGATAAGTTCTTGGGCGACATACGCGAAGAGGAAGGCGGCATGATGCTGCAGAAGGTAGGGCGCGAGGCAGAGGTCGGGGATGTTGTGCGCGTGGCTGAAGCTGATGAGGCAGCTTTGGTGGATGCGTTGACCGAGCGGATAGGCAAGGCCGGCATTGAGGTGGTGCGCGATGGCGCCGAAGGACAGCGAGTGCTTGACGAGGCGAATGGGGGCGCGCGAATGGACTTTGCCGCGAGTGAGGAGGAGTTTGAGCGCCGACATCGGATGGCTGTGGAGCAGCGCGGAGTAGTGGCGGCCGGACTTGGGCAGATGAGTGTGGCGGCGGTGGATGTGCCGCGACATGATTTTGCGGGCACGTTTAAGGAAGCTGTGAGTGCGGCGGAAACGTGGGCGCGAGCAAATCTGACTGGCAGAGAGTATACCTACGGCAAGAATGGTGGCAGGTATTCTATCAGCGGTAACGCGGTAGAAAAGTTTCTGTCGCAGAGCGCGATGAAGCCGAGCGAGAATGCCGGAGTGCATTTATCAGCGCTGAAGTATTTGCCTCAAATTATTGAGCAGTCGATTGATGTGGAGATTCACCCGGATTATGTGAAGGGTGAGGATTCTCGGCGTGCGGTTGAGAACGGCATCGGACGAGGCGATGTATTGGTGCATCGTCTGTATGGTTGTATCAACATTGACGGCCAGTTGTATCGAGTGAAGACTACGATGTATGAATACCGTCGTACTTCGGAGCAAAAGAAAAATACCCCGCATAGCTACGAGGTAACGAAAATCGAATTGCTCGAAGCGCCTTGGTGGAATGACCATCAACATGCGGCAATGACCTCGAACAATTCGATTTCGGGGGCAAAGTTACTACAAAATGTTGAGAAATCCTACGAAAAAGGTAAAAAAGTTCTCGAAGAGAGCGAAAAAAATGGTGTTCAGTTGCATAAGGTGTATCATGGCAGTGGTACGGAGTTTGATGCGTTTGATTTCGGACACATGGGCGAGGGCGAAGGCAATCAGGCCTTTGGCTGGGGTGGTTATGTGACGGAAGTGGAAGGCATCGGACGTACATACGGGCGTAAAAAGGAAGAGACATCAAGCATGATGTTGTACACCATCGATATACCGCAGGATAATGGTCGGAATTATCTACACTGGGAGAAGACTGTTGGAGAGAATGCCGCTCGCGAGATGCGTGAGCGACTGTATGAACATCTGATTCGGACGGATGAGGAAGGCCTTTATGGCGATGCCATATCGCGCAAGGAGCTGGAACGCGAATTAACGGCGGCCTTCAGCGGTGGCATGGCAGGTAGAGACTTGTATGGCAATGTGAGCAGTTATGTAGGCAGCGACAAGGCGGCGAGTGAGTTCTTGCGCGGCATTGGTTTTGTGGGTGTGTCGTATCCGGCGCAGTATTTCAGCGGCGGGCGAAAGGACATGGCGCGCAACTATGTAATCTTCCGTGAGAGCGATATGCGTATCACCGATAAGGTGCGGTTCTTCCGGACGAAGGATGGTGAGGCATACGGCTTTACTGTGGGCGGTAAGATATTTTTGGACCCGCGGTATGTGAATGCGGAGACGCCGATACATGAGTATGCTCACTTGTGGGCGGAGGCGTTGCGACGTGGCAATGCTACGGAGTGGCGCAACGTTGTAGAGTTGATGCGCGGCACGCCGGTGTGGGAAGAGGTTCGCGAGCAATATCCTGAGTTGCGGAGTGATGACGAGATAGCCGAGGAAGTGCTTGCGCAGTATTCCGGTCGGCGTGGTGCGGAGCGACTTCGCGAGGAGATGCGGAAGGCCGCTCACGGCGAGGGCACGACTATGGATAAAGCTCGAGCTGTGTCAGTGCTGGAGCGAGTTCGTTTGGCGTTGGAGCGCTTCTGGCGTTCGGTGGCAGACTTCTTGCACGTGCATTTCACCAGCGCGGAGGAGGTTGCAGACCGTGTGCTTGCAGACTTGCTCAACGGCGTTAATCCGCTTAGGAGCGTGGAAGAGCGTACTATAGTAGAGCGCGCGAAGGCTGACGGAACGTATATGAAAGCTCCTAATGGCCGGCCAACGAAGTTGAGCGAGCGCCAATGGGTTCAAGTTCGCACGAAGGCTTTCAAGGAATGGTTCGGCGATTGGGAGATGGTTGCAAGAGCGAATGCTGTGCAGTCGTTATCGGCAATTGAAATCGCCTATCAGGATATGAGCAAAGGTGAATTATATAAAGTGTATAAGGCACTTGAACCGGTAAATAAAGACGGGCGTGTTGTAGCCTTCTACAATGGGGCTTTTAAGAAGAACTATAAAGAGAAAGGGTTATTTGCACAGATAGTACCACAATTGCGAGAAGTGTTTGAGCAGTCGATACTTGCCTACGAAGAAGCAGATAATATGGGGGGTACAGAGCGAGAAGACGGCACAATACACAAGGAGCATAAGAATATTATGCGCTATCAGAACTATGTTGGGAAGGTGAGAATAACCGGTAATGAATACTATGTGCGCTTCACAGTTCAAGAGGAGCGAAGTGGAATGAAGGGCGCGCATTCATTCTTTGTATCGAATGTGGAGGTTTATAGCAATCCCACCGAGAGCCGAACCATTCCGATTACATCACGGGGGACTACCGACTTCGATGGGATTGTGGATGCAAAGTTACGACAATTTTTCGAGAGTGCAAAGGATTCGTCGAAAATTTTGGATGAGAACGGCGAGCCGCTGGTGATGTGGCATGAAACGGGGAACGTTTTCACTACGTTCAACCCTCGCCGAGTGGGTGCAGGCGCAAGTGACTACATGACTCCGTTTGGGATTTTTCTTAAAGACAGCCCGGCTTCAATAGGTGTGGCGCGCGGAGGGGATGTAAACCAGATGGCCCTATTTGTGAAAATGCGGAATCCTATAGAGTTTGCAAATAGGGAAGAAATGGAATCCTACCTTCGCTCAAAGTGTGAAGGATATGCTCAACTGTCAGATAGCATTAAGAATATTGATGCAGAATACGGCAAGAAATATGATGATGCGGAAAAGGCAGAGAATGATGCAATGATGGATATTTATCTCAACCATCCTGAGATATGGAACGATGAGGCAAGAAGAGATGGGGCCGTCGAAAAGTATTCGTCGGAGGTAGACCGTATTCTAAAGGAATGGCAAGGGGCAGAAGGCAGGATGTCCGCAGAGCTGAAGGAGATTACTGACCGGTTCTTTAGGAGTAGCGGTCATGACGGCATTATACTTAAGACCGATGAAGGTTCGTTTGGTCGCAAGACGAGAACTAATATTGTATTCAATCCCAACCAGGTGAAGAGTGCGACGGAAAATGTGGGCACGTTTGATGGAGGGAATGCGGATATACGTTATCAGTTTATCGGCGAGCGCGGTGCCGGCGTGCTGGATAGGGCTGAAGAAGCAAGCGTTCGGCTTGATAATTTGGCCGTGGCGCGCGAGATGGAAGCTGCCGGTAAAGACGCTTTGACAGTGAAGATGGCTACCGGATGGGAGCGCGGCGCAGATGGCAAGTGGCGATATGAGATAATGGATGTCGGCTTGGGTGCGCTGGATGCTACAGGTAACCTCTTGGCAATGGAGCACAATCCCGAGTATCGCAGGTATGCGGAATTGGGGCAAAAGCTTGCTGACGATGTGTTAGAAGGCAAGCAGCTGGACCGCGAAGCATACGATGAGTGGAAGAAATTAGATTCGTTCTGGGGCGATATTCGCAAGGTTGACAACAACTACAAGGTCGGCGCATATTTGGACGCGCCGGAGTTGTACGTAGCATATCCGGAGCTAAAGGACTTGGCGCTTACGCCCAAACAACTTAGCGAAGGCACGCTCGGCAGTCTTGTCTACGACTATATGGGAACTCCAATCCGCATCGAAGTCTCAGAAGGATTGTTTAATGGCGGCAGAGAGCGCAAGTTGCTGTCTGTTATTCTGCATGAAGTGCAGCACGCGATTCAAGCATATGAGGGCTTTGCGAAAGGCGGAAATGCCGCTATCAACGCAAATTACCGCCGCTTGGGCGGCGAGGTTGAATCCCGCAACGTGGAAGCGCGTATGAATATGAGCGCTGAAGAGCGCCGCCGGACGTTGGCAGAAGCGACGGAGGATGTGGCGCGTGAAGACCAGGTGATACTGTATGAATCGCTTGGAGGCTTAGGCAATGCGCAATCCACAATGCATAATGCAGAATTGGGCGGTGCTGAAGCGCCGGCGCCGGAGACGAAAAGAGGTGATGCGATTTCGGAGAGTGTTGAGGCAATCAATGCGCGGTTTAATCGAGAGTTGGAGGAAGTGGCGAACGGAGGTAAAGGAGCTGCAAAGATTCAGCGCTTTGACCTTGGTATGCCGTCGCAGATATTGCTGAGTGCAGGCTTCGACAACTTGCCGATAGTAATGCGTAAGTCGCTGTTGTTTGCGAAGGCCGGCAATGAGTCGCATCCGTTCGATGTAATGGATGTGAAGGATTTGGTGCTTGCGATGCAAGAGCCGATAGCGATTTTCAGATATACGAAGGATAATATGCGCAATTTGATTGTGGATATATCCAAAGGAGAGAAGCAGATGTTGGTGGGAGTAACGCTGAACTATAAGGCCAATGAGATTGAGGTGAATAGTGTAAGCGGCTTGTTCCCTAAGGAGAATCATGAATGGATAAAGTGGATTCAAGATGGTAAAGCAATCCGCATAGACCAAAAAGAAAAGGTTCTAAGCCTAATCGACAGTCTACGGACTAATCCCGCTGAGTCTATCAGAATTGGCTTGAACCTTGATTCTGCTGCAAAGGTAGTGGAAAATTTCGAGAATCCCAAATATTTGGGTGAGAATTTGAGCGATGAGGGCGTTTTGTATTCACTGCGCGAGGAGTCGGCACCGAAGCGGACGGGGATTGGGTATAAGGTGTTCGTGTTGAAGGATGGGAAGTTGTATCCGCCGATGGTGGCGAATCCCGGAGGAGCCGATACGCCGGTTGGAGTGTGGCTGAATGCGGATGCGGCGCCGGTGGCGGGATTGACTAAGACCGGGCGTCAGCAGGTGAAAGCGGGCGGCAAGGGCACGCAGGGCGGAGGCGGCAAGTTGGCTTACCGACCTGGGTGGCACTTGGGCACGATACCCTACGCGTTGCAGTTTAATCGGCTGAATGCTGAGACCGGCCAGCGCGAGTTGTTCCCTAACAACTTTGTGTGGGCCGAGGTGGAATACTCTGCAGACAATGATTATCAGGAAGAGGCGATGAGCTATGGTTATAATGCGAATGGTAAGTTTCAGCATTCGTTGGCGGGACTTCCACGACTGCCGAAGGATGGTTATTATAAGTATCGGACAAATCCCGACCCGCGGACGGATGAGTGGATTATCACAGGTTCGATGCGTGTGAAGCGTTTGCTGACGCCGACGGAGGTGGATTCTATGGTGATGGCAGCGGGGCGAGAGCCGCAGAAGCGCCAAGCGGGGGCTGTGACTGATGAGCAGGTGGAGGCTTTGAACGGGCGTATGCAGGCTGAGCAAGAGCTTGGGGCAGATGCAAAAAAAGCGCGTGCGATGGAGGCTGCATCGGAGCTGGGTGTAGAGGTGCGGTTTATTGAGAGTGGAGAGGTAAGAGGTAATGGCGAAGAGAGCGAGCGACAGCGGAAGGCTCGTGGTTGGTATGATACGGCGACGGGTGAGGTCGTGGTGGTGTTGGATAACAATGCTGACGCGGCAGAGGCTGTTGCGACGGTGTACCACGAGGTTGTGGCGCATAAGGGCTTGCGCGAGCTGGTTGGCAAAGAGAATATGAGCACGTTCCTGCGGCAGGTATACGCCGCGGCAGACGAGTCTATTCGCCGCGAGATAGCCGAAACGGCGGCGCGCCACGGTTATAACATGGAAACGGCGACGGAGGAATACCTTGCACGATTGGCCGAGAAGGGCTTCGATGACTTCACGCCGAAGCAGCGGAGCTTGTGGAAGCGTCTGCGCGACTTTATTGTGAATCTGCTACGCAAGTGCTTGCGACTGCCCAAGTGGGTGAAGCTGCACGACAACGAACTGCGCCAAGTCCTTTATGCGTCGTATGAGAATCTGAAAGGCAAGAGCGCAGAGGCGAGAGGTAAGAGCGGAGCGGTGAGAGAAGCCTCGTCGGCTGAAGGACTGCTGTATAGCGACGGTATGGACCTTGAAGCCACAGTTACCAAAGGCAAGATTGACTTAGCTCTACGCAATCAGGATGACCGAGATTTGCGCGAGCAGGCAATTGCGGCGATTAACGGTAACTTACAGCAGCTGCGCAGGGCAATGCGAGCACAGCGCAATTATGACCAGTCGACGGTGAAGTCGCTTACAGACTTGGTAAGAGCGATGATAGGCGGCAAGCAATTGCACGGTATGAGCGACTACGAACTTTCGCGATTGTTCGTTGCTATTCGTGATGCAGTGGGCAGAGATGACTACAGCAAGCAGGTAGATAAGGTAATGGACATCTTGATAAAGAATCAACTTTCGCAAGCCGAGGAAGCGCTGGCGAAGTTGCTGGCGATACGCGGGTCTAAGGTGGATGCTAAGGGTGTGGAAGTGCAGGGCGAGTTGGACTTGCGCGGACAGGCGATAGTGAAAGAGTTCAAGGCGGCGCTGAAGTTGAGTGATGAAGATTTGTCGAAGGCATTTAAGGATGCGCAGGATAAAATCAATGACCCAAACATGGTAATTGCAGATGACGCTCAGAATAGATTAGAGGCATACATGTTGGCTACCGCATACAACGACTTCATACATTATAGCGAGACAGAAGAACAAGCGTTCCGCAGAGAAATCGCCGAGCAGAAGCAGCGCTATCAGAGTGGCGAAATCGGTCGGGATGAATGGCAGCGGTTTGAGGCTTCAGCGCGTGACACGCTTAGAGAGATGCAGATGCAACGTGTGGAATACTATCGCCAGTTTATCCGGCAGTTGTCGGATACTCTTAATCAATCGATTTCTGCGGCTAAAGCGTTTGTACAAGCGCAGCAGGAGCATGTGCGACAGATACAGCACGAAGCGAACAGTGATTTGCAGGGAGTGCCGTATTTCGCGCAAGGTAAGAAGGCACAGGAGCGAATGCAGAAGTTCAAAAACAATGCATTCATGCAGGTGTTAACTTCAACACTGCCGTCGTTTGATGCGTTGATGCGGTTGATTTCGAAGAACTCGCCTAATGGTGAGGGGTATCTGTGGAATCGGTTTATGCGCGGGTTTGTGGACGCAGTGGAGCAGGAGCGAACGATGTATTTGCAAGCTAAAGCGAAGCTGGATAAGCAGGTTCAGGCAATCTTTGGTGCGAAGATGACATGGGACAAGTTGGCGCGTGCGGCACGAAAGATGGCGCTGACAGACGGGCGCAAAACGATGGCAGTGACGATACATGATGGCGGCGCACAGCGGCAGATAGAGTTGACATCGGGCGAGTTGATGTATTTGTACATGGCGAATAAGATGACCGACGGCGCGATGAAGTTGCGCAAGATGGGCATCATGGAGAGCGATATCGAAGCGATAGAGCAGTTGCTTGACCCGCGGCTGGTGGAGTTGGCAGACTGGTTGCAGGAGGTGTTCTTTGTGGGCTTGCGCGAGCAGTACAACGAGGTACACAAGCGGCTGTTTGGTGCGTCGATGGCTAATATTGACAATTATGTGCCGTTGATTATCCTCGAGGCCGACGTTGACCAGAAAAAAGATATAGGGAAGCCTGAAGGTGCGGATGCTAAGCGTTCATCGGTAACGACAGGCTCAGTAATTAAGCGCAGCGTTAACACTAAGCAGATAGACCTCCTTCACTGTAATATCTTCGATGTGGTTAATAATCACGTGTTGGAGACGAATCACTGGGCGACTTTCAGCGAATTGGCGCGAGATTTGAATACACTGCTAAGCTATAAGCTATTCAGACAGCGTATTGGCAACATGCAGTCGGTGCTTGGCGGTGGTAAATTACTTCTTCATAGACTGGAGACGACCTCGGCAATTGTGACCGGCAATTACAAGCCGGAGCGATATAGACCCGACCAATGGGCGGTGAATATCGCGCGCGGTGTAACTACGGCAAAGATAGCATTCCGATTATATACTGCATTTAAGCAGTTGTCGTCGATGCCGGCATATTTGTCGGAGGCGCGTCCGAAGTACTTTATTGAAAGTATGACGATGCCGTGGAAGGCGTTCAATTGGTGTATGGATAACCTGCCGATGTTTGAGAAGCGCTGGGTTGGACGTTTGGCCGGTAACGAAAGACTGATGCCGACCGAGTTTGACTGGGGTATCTGGCAGAAAGAAGTCATGGCGAAGATAACTCGCTGGGGTTTGACACCTAACGGCTTTGTGGATGCAGTGACGGTGGCTATTGGAGCATACGCTATCTACAAGACACGCTTGCAGCGATATTTGCGCGATGGCTATACGCAGGCCGATGCCGATAAGCGAGCACGCCAGGATGCAAATATTTTGGTGAATAAGTCGCAGCAGTCGTCGGAAGGCGCGTTCCTGAGTGAGATGCAAACGGCGCGTACTTGGTTGTCGATAATGATAACAGCCTTCCGTAATTCGCCGATTTCGTATCAGCGAATGGTTTTGGAATCGAGTCGCAATATCTACCGCCGTATACGCGGCAACAAGTCGCAAGGCATTGCGTTCTTGAAGAAGCAATTGCTACGCCAGTGGGGCTTTGAAGTAGATTCCGACGGCAAGGCCACCGGGCCGGATTACAACGGCATGGATGCAGAAACTGCGGAAGGTATGGCCGAAGCGGCAGCCAAACGCGAGTATCGCCGTTCGTGGATGCGAGATATTATGAATGTGGGAATTTATGGCTTCGGTATGCAGCTTGCATGGTACTTGTTCGGCATAAGCCCGTTGCTAATATATTACTTGTTAACAGGGAATGAGGAAGAAGCTAAGCAGTTAATGCAGGATACGGCAGTGCATGCAGTGATTGGCGGACAGGTAGAAGGCTTGACCGGAGGCGAATTGATATCCGATGGATTGACAGTAATTGCGAACTCGCAGATAAACGACACGAAGTTTAAGCTCGAATTAACGAAGACGATGCCTGCGGCGCAGGATATAGAGCGAGTGGCGCAAATGTATGGATATGATGCAGTGGCGGCAACTAATGAGCTTGTAAATGTGTTGATTGGCTCCGGATTCGGCTTTAACCCTGCAACACTTACCGATGCAGGAGTGGCCATCTACGATGCATGCCAGGGAGATATGGATACGATGCGCGAGGTTTCATTCTGTTTGATGCGTATATTCCAGGTGCCTCAGTCGCAGTTGGATAAGATGTACTTTGACGAGCTGGGATGTACCGGAGCGGAGGCACGCCGAATGTCGCCGGCGCAAGTGGCCGAGCGATATGCTCAGTATAAGGTGATGCGTTCGGGCGGTTTGATGCAGTGGATGTATTCCGAGGAGCTGTATAATCGCCGAGTTAGTGCATACACTAAGCGAGCGATGACAACGTTGAAGGGCCAGATGCCGTCAATGTGGTCGGATGAGGTGAACAATTCCTACGAAGCGGCGAGAGCGACGACACAGAGAGTGCGTAGCGCGTCGAGGGAAGAGCGGTATGATGGGCGGTTTAGCGAGGCAGACTTCAGGACGTATCTGTTGTTCCCGAAGATGGACCGCAACTTCCGGCATATCAGTGAAGCGTACTTGAGCGCGGAGACGCCGCAGGAAGCGAACCGCTACTTGGATGCGTTGATAGAGTACAAACCGCTGATGATGGAGGTGCTGAATGCCACGAATGACGCGGAGCGCGAAAAGCTCTATGAGCAATTGATTACCCGGTATAACGAACTAAATATTGAAGAAAAATGACGATACACGAACAATTCCCACAGTTGCCACCACCGTGGCAACTAAAAACCGAGAGTTCGTCGGGCGGTGGTATCACCGTCCGGCTGGACTTGCTACGCAAAGAGCTGCTGTATGATATAGCCAATTGCGGCTATATGTACGGAAGTACTATAGGCGATGACGGCGTGAAGGTGCGCGATGTTGTGCAAGGCATCACGGATGAAGGCAACGTGGATATGGTAACGCGCTTGCTTGATTTGGGCTTTGCGCAGATGAACGAGTTGCTGTACCCCTTTACAAAAGAGGATGCGGAAAGCGGTAGCGCGGACGATACGCTGAAAGAAACGGAGAAGTATCAGATGAAGTTGGAGCTGCCGGAAGGCGTGTCGAAAACTTCGGTGGCGTTGATGATTACGCTGGCGCACGACTTCTTGGTGAACTTCGTACTGGCGCGGTACTTCGGGCTGTTAGGCATGGATAAGTCGGCGAGCTATCATATGATGATGGCGAATGTGTCGGCGGATGATTTGCGGTCGGCGGCGTTGCGACAGAGTGCTAAGTTACGGCGAACGTTGAGGCCGTTTTAGCGGTTGAGAGTAAGCGGGCGGGGGTTGAGGCTTCCGCCCGCTTCGTTGCAGTGATTCCGGAGTTTTTTAGAACGCGGCTTCGGTGGTTGGTTTGCGGTGGAATTGGGTGGGGGCTGCCGGGCGGTAGATGCGCGGCGGGTCCATTTCGTAGAAGCAGATGTGCAGGCCAATGGCGCGCGTCATTAACAGGTCGTCGTGCTTGCCGACGATAGCGCCGAAAGCGCCGTTGGGTTTTCGTTCATAGCAGAGGTATTCGTCGAGGCAGCGTGCATCGCGTTCGATGTAGAGGTGTTCGCGAACAATGCGGATTAGGGTGGATATAATCATGGGCTTCGTAGATACGTTTGTGTGGAAGCCGTATTTGATAGGAGCGTGGTTGCGAATGTCTTCGGCGGATTGTCGGCGGGCGTATAGGTTAGAGTAAACGGAGCGGAGCTGGTTGAGGATAAAGAGGGATTGGTCGCCGTCGACTTGGCGCTGCGGGTCGTGAGTTTCGAGAGTGTTTGATTCGATTACCAAGAGGGCGTTATCGTATAGCGTGGCGATTTGGGCGGCCTTCCAAGCGAGGAGGTCGATGTCGATATGGCCGTACCATTGGGCAACAACAATGGGCTTGCGTTCCGGCTCGTCGTAGGTTGGCATCATGAAGATGCGGTCGAACACAGTGATAACAGAGAAATCGGCCTTGTTGGAGCGTCCGCCGATGTCGACGACAACGAGGTAGCGGTCGAGGATTTGCTCGGCATCGTCCACGGGGTCGGGGAGGTCCCAAACATAGAGAAGCCCTTGAGAATCTTCCACGAAGCGGACGTGGTCGACGCAGGCGGTACCGGTGTCGGCATCGGCTGCGACATCACCGATATAGAGAGGCGGTCGGCAGGCGGCCTTGAATTGTTCGACGGCGGCTTGCGAGAAGACCATTTGGCCGGAATGGACGAAGGCTTCGAGGTCGTCGGAGGGGGCTTCGGAAGCCATGATTGAGTGGTCGTTGCATTTGGAGCGCTCGGTGACGTACCAGTTGATGGCTTCGAGAGTAGCGCCGAGTTCCCAAAGGTGGTAAAGGTATTGGCCGGGTTCTTCGCGGTTGGATAGGGTGACACGCTGGCGGCGATTGGCGAGAATCTTTTCGGCGAAAGCGCGGCGTTGCTGTTCGGATTCAAATGGAATTTGGTTGTTATCAATATCGAACCATGAGATGAAGAGCGATTGGAATTGCGATAGTCCGGCTTTGGCGGCATCGTATTCGCGTTGGAAGAAGTTGCCTGTGCCGTTGGCGGTGCTTTCATAGACAATCATAGTGTAGGGCGCATTGAGTACGCCGGAGCAGGCCGAGCGCACAACGTCTTCAGGTGATTTGCCGGGGGTGGCCGTCCACAGACCGACTTCCGAGCAGTGTACCAGGTTGTAGTCGTCGCCGCGGATTGCGTCCGGATTCTCGTAAGTACCGACGGTGATTTTGCAGTTGCGTTGAGGGATGCGCTTGTAGTCGGAGCTGTTTGATACGTTTTCAATTTTCGGCTCGTTGGGGTTGAAAGCAGCGCCCGGCGGGTAAAGCATATCAATCGGATATCGGTTAAGAGCGCGGTCGAACATATCCTTGATGGCGTAGGAAGTCTTCTTGGTTTGCGAAACTATGACCGAGTTCAGGCCGGTGCGGTGGATAAGCTGTAACCAAGCCATGTAGAGTTGAGAGGTAGTGGAGCCGCCCCATTGGCGGGCTTTAAGGAGGATGATGCGGATAGGACGGTTGGCGAGCCGTTGCTGTTCGAGGAGTTCTACGAATTTGCGCTGTGGGCGAGAGAGGACGAATAGGACGTCGTCGCCGCCGCCTTTGCGCTTAACGTAGATGAAAGTAGCAGCCCAGAAGGGGAAGTCGTGGAGGCAGCGCAAGCGGACGAATGCATCGATGACTTTGGCGCGGGCTGCATCGGTGCACTCAGTTTTAAGGGTGTCGGAGATGAAGGTGGCGAGAGAGCCGGCGCGGCGCAGCTTGCGCACCAAGGGTATTGCGGCCATTGACTGCGGGAGCCATTGGCGCGGGATGGGGAAGTCGGGCAGCTCGAGGAGGAATCTTTGGCCGATACTGCCTTCGCCGGTGTAGGGGTTGAAGGCGGCGCTATTGGCCGCGAGCCTTCGATTGTTTTCCTTTAGCAATTTGTCGAGAGCGGTAATCATTGTAGAATCCTCGTTTTATACGGAAGTAAATCTCGCCGATACTTTTGGCGGTGAGAAAGAAGTTGGGGGCTGGTTGGTGTACGATGATAGAAGCGACGTAAGAGATTGGCAGGCCGGGTGTTTCGGCGAGCACGTCTTTGGCGCGGCGGAATAGTTCGTTGAACATGAGGCGGCGCTGTCGGCGCATAGGCGGCAACGGGCGGTTGGCCAGCATGTTGGAAATGACGAAGGCGCAGCGTTCTTCGCTAACCCAGAAGCGAGAGCAGGGTTGGCGTGCGGCCTTCTCGAAGATGAGAGGAAGGCGAATAGACGGAGCGTCGGCCATTAGGCGGCGGATAGTTCGCAAGAGTTCGTTGTTGCGTTGCTCGATAAAATCAGCTATAGACCCGAAGTGTTTCATAGTGGAAAAGAAAAGCAACACAGCAGGAGTCCAATCTTAATGCAAAGTTACGAAATTAAAACTAAAAAGATATAATTGTGGAAAGAAAAAGCAGTACTAAATTTGTAAAAATAAAATTGAATAGAAATGGAACAAGAATTACCCATTACTGAATCAGCAGTTGAGCAGGCTCCGGCACCGATGTCGAAGCGCGATGCGGTATTGAAGCGACTGAAGGATAAATATCCCGAGCGCTCATTGGAGGCCGACGACGACATTTATGGAGCCGTGGCTGACGACTATGACGAATACGATAGTAAACTCAAAGATTACGAAAACGATTCGAGAGCGCTGAGCGATATGCTGGCGAAGTCGCCCAAGAGTGCATCGTTTTTGACTGATATGGCGCAGGGCGTGGACCCGGTAATCGGGTTGGTGCGCAACTATGGCATGGAGATACGTGATATTTTGGATGACCCCGCCAAACAAGAGGAGTTGGCGGAAGCCAATAAAGAGTATGTGGAGAGAGTGACCAGAAGCAATCAGCTGGAGGAAGAATATAACATGAACCTTCAGAAGTCGCTCGAAGAACTCCGCGTGATGCAAGAGAATGAAGGTTTAAGCGATGAGCAGGTTGACCAAGCAATTACATACTTGATAGGCATTTTCCAAAATTTGTTGGTTGGCAAGTTTACTCCGGATAGCATCCACATGGCGCTGAATGCGCTGAATTACGACAAGGCTGTGGCGACTGCATCGCAAGAAGGCGAGATACGCGGGCGCAACGCCAAGATAGAAGAGAAGTACCGTAGACCGGACATGTCGGACGGCCTGCCGATGATGGGCGGCCAAAACGCGCCAGCACCGAGCGCAACTAACCGTGCTCGCAGTATCTTCGATGAAGCGCGTGAGGCTTAGAGATTATGAACTATTAAGAAAAACTTAAAACTTAAAAAAATATGGCAGAAGAAACTTTGAATTTAGGAGCAGCCGCTCCCAGCGCAATTCCCGGCACTGCGGGATTGTCGAGCCAAATTCCCGGTCAGCCCGCTACTATTAGCGGCTTGGCCGATGCCACCGGTGGCATTAAGCCCGGCGGTATGGTGGAAACCGACATTGACAAAGAGCTATTTCAGTTTAAGAGCGATGACACCCCTCTAACCCAGCTTGCACTTCGCTGTAAGAAGGTGCCTGTGCAGTCGCCCGTGGTACAGCACTTCCAAGTGGATGAACCCCGAGCCAAGGTGACAACTTCGGCGCAAGTGACCGCTACCGGCGCGCTGCAGGCGGTGCTCCCTCTGGAATCGAATGACCAAAAGATGGTGAACACCTACCACACCTTGCTGGTTAAAGGCGTGGACGGCTATAGTGCTGACGGCCAAACCAAGACTCCCGGTCGCGAGCTGATGCTCTATGTGGTAGGCCGCGACACCACCTCCGGCAACCCCGTAGTCGTGGCAGTGAATGGCCCCAAGACTAACGCCACCGACGAAGTGTGTAAGATGGTAGACATCCCCGCCGGCAGCGTGTGCGTGCTTTGCGGTCCCGCTTGCTACGAAACCCAGAAGGAAATTGCTCCCGACCTGATTACCCCTCAAAGCCACACCGTATATTGCCAAAAACGCGTGATGAATCGTGTGGTAAGCGACTACTTCGACGCACAAAAGAAGCGTATTCCCTTCACCAAAGCCATTATCGCCGAAACCGCCTTGACCAACTTTAAGGTAACTTGCAACCGCAGCTACTGGGCAGGCCGCCCCGGCATTGTGATGGTAGACACTGCGCTTGGCCGCCAGACCGTTTATTTGGGCGAAGGCATCCGCTGGCAGTTCAAGAAAGAGTTCCACCAGACCGGCAAGTGGACTGTGGAAAAGATTATCGCGATGGCGAAGATGGTATTCACCGGCGAGGACGTGCCCAAAGAAGTGATGCTGCTTGCCGGCAAGAACTTGGTGGAAAGCATCCAAAACATCGACTATTCCAACCACCCCGAAATCCAAATCCAAGCCACCACAAACAAAGTTGGCTGGAGTGTGACTTCGTTCCACACCGTGTTTGGCGATATCCAAATCAAACACGAACCCACTTTGGACCGTTGCGGTTGGCAGAATAGCGGTGCGCTGATTGCTCCCGACCGCCTGGTGCGCTACGTGTATAGTGCCGAGCACAGCTCGAGCGACCGCGTGGAAGGCCAAGAAGCCACCCGCGAAACGCTTATCCTGTGGGATGCACTTTGTCTGAAAGGCAGCTGTCACATTTGGATTGACGGCGAAGGTGATGCCGCTAACGCCGGAGCCACCGTGTTTATCTACTGGGATAGCGCTGAAGCGCCTTCGTCTTCCGCAGTGGTAGACGGTGCAGTGTACTACCTGTTGAGTGATTGCCCCGCTATCAACGCTGACGCGCGTACCGGTTCGCTGTGGAAAGCCTCGAAGAGCGGAGGTGACGTAACATGGAAAGAGTACACCGGTGAAGTAATCTTCTAAGTTCCTCATAATAACTCCATCGGCTACGATAGCTGATTAGCTATTAAGCTAATGGCTATCGTAGCTTTTTATAGTGGTGGGCGAAAAACATAAATACAAACAACAATATGGCAAAGAAAATATATGGCTGTATCGGCTTGATGGAATGGGTGGTTAATATCCCCATTGGCAAGGCGTATACGAGAATTGAATTTAGCGGTGGATTCCCGACGGCCTACGGCATAGCGCCGGCGGAGTTTATCACCACCAATCCTATATTGCAGCACGCGATTGAGAATAGCAAGTTCTTCAGAGAAGGGCGCATTAAGCTGCTGAAGACCTACCCCGACGCGAGCGATAAGAGCGTGGTGGCGAGCGCACCGAAGGATGTAAACGGCGATAATGCCGGAGAGAGAGTCGAAGTAGAGGTGAGCTCGCTGGCGGAAGCTGCGGCTTATCTGAAAGAGCATTATGGCGTGGCCGTGTCGAAGGTGCGTTCGCGCGCCGAGGCCGTGTCGATGGGCAAGATGTATAACGTGAAATTCGTGGGGCTTAGCTGATGTTGTACCGATTAGAAGACATAGAGCGTGATGTGCGAGTGGCCTTAGACCAGAACGAGGTTGATTCGCAGTTGGCCGGCATCGGCGACATCGACACCTTGCAGCTGAATGAGTTGATTCGCTCGAAGATAGAGCAGGCTGTTGACAGTGTGGAATCGGTAGCACCGCTGAAGCTGCTTGAAAGCGGACACAACTTCGGAGAAGAACTGTACTGGGAGGGCAACGGAATTGGCTTTGTGCTTCTGCCGGACGATTTCAGACGATTAGTGAGCTTCAAGATGAGCGACTGGGATATGGCGGTGTATAGCCCAATTGGCCCCGAGTATCCGCTGTATGGGCGACAACGTAGCGCAATAGCCGCAGTTCGCGGCAACGTGCATCACCCGGTATGCGCAATAGTGCCGCGTGCGGAAGGCATGGCGCTGGAGTTCTTCGCCAGCAGGGATGAGAACGCCACGGTGGTGCAGGCCGTGTATATTCCTCGACGCGAGATAGATAAAGAAGGACGCATAGACTTCAGCGAGAAGTGCTACAATGCAGTTGTGGTATATACAGCTGCAATGGTGCTGATGGCCTTAGGCAGTGACGCATGGAAAGGATATGAAGAATTATCAAAAACTTTAATGCAATGAGTACTAAAGAGAATCAGAATATCGAAGGCCATTTGGCGGTAAGCGGGAACGTGACCGTAGGTGGCAATACAAAGGTGCGAGGGGATGCTAAGTTCTCGCATAACCTGCGTGTAGAAGGATGGCTTGACGCGCCGAATGTAAAAGGGCCTTCAAAGGGTGTGTTCATGAGCGAAGCCGATTTGAAGGCTGCTTATGAGAAACCGAATGCAGGCTGGTGGGCTGTGGTAGTAAGCGGCAACACCGGCAAGATGTACGTATGTATCGACGGCGAATGGGTGCAGACCGAGACCACGTTTGACAACTTGCAGATTGACGGCGGTGGGCTGGAGCCATTTATTGCCGAGCTGCGAGCAGACGTGGCAGAAGAAGCAGCAGTGAGAGATGAAGCCGACAAGGCGCTTCAGGCGGCAATAGATAACGAAGCGAGTGCCCGAGCCGCGGCAGACCAAGCCGAAGCGACAGCTCGTGCGGAAGCCGTGGCGGCAGAACAAGCTGCTCGAAAAGCCGACGTGCAAGGACTGGATGATAAAATAACCGCAGAGCGGAACGCACGCACTGCGGCAGACGACACTCTGCAAATTAAGTTGTCGAGCGAAGCGAGCGCGCGAGCTGCGGCAGACCAAGCCGAAGCGACAGCTCGTGCGGAAGCCGTGGCGGCAGAGCAAACTGCTCGAAAAGCAGACGTGCAAGGGCTGGATGATAAGATTATCTTTGAGCAAGATGAGCGCGAGGCCCATGACGCAGCGTTGCAAACAAACATAGACAATGAAGCGCAAACTCGCCAAGGCGATGATGACGTACTGCGCGGCCAAATTGTAGCGGAGGCAGCGGCGCGTGAAGCGGCTGATGCCGAAGTTCTGCGGCAGTCGGAGATAAACAATGTTACCTTCACATCGGCATTTGACGAGAACCCGGCTATGACGATTGAGCAGGGCGATACAACGTTAGAAGTGCCGATGCCTGTGGCTGAAGAAAAAAAGTTCGGCCTGATGGCTCCGGGTCACGTGAGTGTGCTGTCCGGCGTGGCTGATTTTGTGAATATGAACAATATGCCGGAGTGGAATGAGCTATATCCGGAGCAAACTCGCATTCGCGTGGTGGATGTCAACGGCGAGAACCGTCAAACCAACATACTGAAGCTTTTGGCCATTAACAAGTACGCCGACCAGTACTACGGCGTGCGGATAAATTACGCCTCGGCTGACCCGACTTTGCAGCGGGTGGGGCGCGATGAGTTGCACCGCACGCTGCCGATACAGAGCAGGATGCGGCGTTGCGTTATGGCCGACAACGGGCTGGTTAAGTACTATCTGCACCCGACCGACAGCACGCTCAAGGCGGACGGCACCGCGGCCAATTTGGACGGCACGGACGGGCAGGTGATGGTGGAGATACCGGCGTTTTACTACAAGTGCGAGCAGGACGCGGACGGAGCCACGGTGATGATTTCGGAATATCCGTTGCCGGGCTTTCACTATCAGCGCTTGCAGTACGTGAGCGCGTATCAGGCGACCATCGACCGCGAGCGTAACGCGTTGGCCTCGGTAGCGTCGATGGCGGAGCGTTACCGCGGGTGCGGTAATCAGCAGGCGTGGGATAGCACCTATCGCACGGCCTTAGGGCGACCGGTGGCTGCGGTGTCGCTTACCAACTTCCGCGCCTATGCACGCAAGCGCGGGGCTGCGGGGCTGAACGGCTGCGGGTGGAATTGCTACACCTACGAAGCTAACAGGGCAATTTATTGGCTGTTTGTGATAGAGTACGCGACGCTAAACTCGCAGGCGGCCTTTAACGCGGAGACAGACAGCAACGGCTTCAAGCAGGGCGGTCTCGGCGCGGGCGTGTCGAATATCCATTCGGGCAAGTGGAGCGCGTTTAACAATTACTATCCCTTTGTGCCGTGCGGCATCACCAACGAGCTGGGTAATGCCACAGGCGTGGTCACCTACCAAATGCCGACGGAGTACGACCCCGACGCGGCAGAGCCGTTAGTTACGGAAGTGCCGAGTTACCGCGGCATCGAGCACCCCTTCGGTCAAGTTTTCCACTGGATGGACGGCGCGTTGGTGGACGTGCAGAGCGACGATGCAGGCGGGCGCAGCACACTTTACGTGTGCCTTGACCCCTCTAAGTACAGCTCTGATTCGGTAGCGGACTACACAATGGTAGGCGACGTACCGCGCCTAAATGCATGGATTAAGCGCTTGCTTATGGGCGAGCACCTATGCAACGTGGCGGCAGAGACAGGAGCGGGAAGCACAACGTACTACTGCGACTTATTCTGGGGGCAGAGCATCCCCACCACGGGCTCGCAGCTGCGTGGCCTGACTGTTGGCGGCAACGCGCACTACGGAGCGTCTGACGGCTTAGCGGCAGCGCATGCGTACCACGCCCCCTCGTATGCGACTGCGTACATCGGCTCACGCCTTTGCTTTGTCCCCGCGTAAAACGACCTCGCCCCGCCCCGCCTCGGGCGCATCGTTCAAGCGCCCGAGGTGGCCGCAGGGTGGCAATTAAAATTGATAACAAATAACAAAAAATATAAAAAATATGGAGAATTACAAACGACCTGAAACGGACGACGGCACATTAGCATTTTTGCAGATAGAGCCGGCGGGCGGAGCCAAGCGGTTTAACTGCCGCGAGACGACCCAGCAGCAGTTGATTAACCGCACCTTTTGGTTGTGCGACTACATCAAGGGCGTGCACACCAAGCACGGCGACGACCGCTACATTGTGCTGATTAAGGACGACCCAAACGCGCCGATGAGCGAGGCTCGCAAGTTTTTTACAAACTCGGTGGACATCAAGCACGTGCTCGACCGCATCGAGGAGCTTGGCGCATGGCCTCGCAAGGTGACGATGCAGGCCAACGGCTCGCACTATTATTTGGAGTAGATAATATAACGGTTGTTAACTCTGAGGCCTGAATGTTGGCGGCAACGCGAACAACGGAGCGAATGACGGCTTAGCGACAGCGAATGCGAACAACGCCCCCTCGAATGCGAATGCGAACATCGGCTCACGAATTGCTGACAATCCCGCCCGAACAATAAGGCGCGGGCGGATAACATAAGAGTTAAGGCCATACCCAAAAGGTAAAAAATAGTTATAGTGACGGGGCATAGTAGGGCGGTGCAAGCCGCGGCGAAAGCGCCCCAAGGACAAAGCAAAGCAAGATGAAACGACACGGCAACATATTTGAGCAAATCATCAGCCTCGACAACCTGCGGGCGGCAGACGCAAAAGCGCGGCGGGGCAAGCAGAGCACGGCGGCGGTAAGAGCTTTTGACCGCGACCGCGAAGCTAACTTTCTGCGCTTGCACCAAGCCTTGGCGGCGGGTACTTACAAGTCGTCGGCGTACTCTACCTTTGTAATCAACAAGCCCAAACAGCGGACGATTTACAAGCTGCCGTATTATCCCGACAGGATAGTGCACCACGCCATTATGTTGCAGGTGGTGCCAATTTGGATGCCGCTATTTGACCGCGACACATACTGCGGCATCCCCGGGCGCGGCATCCACGCGGCGGCCAAGCGCTTGCAGGGCTTTTTGCGCCGCGACCCGCAAGGCACGCGTTACTGCCTCAAGATAGACATTCGCAAATTTTATCCGAGTATCGACCACGACGCGCTCAAACAGCTGGTGCGATGGAAAATTAAGGACACGCGGGCGTTGGGGTTGATAGATGATTTAATCGACAGCACCGAGGCCGGCATCCCTATCGGTAACCATCCGTCGATATTCTTTGCGCTGCTCTATTTCGCCAAGTTTTTGCGGTGGTTGAGGCACGACAAGGGCGTTAAGTACATAATCGACTATGCGGACGATATTGTGATATTGCACCACGATAAGGGCTTTTTGCATCAGCTTTTAGCAGCCATCGAGGAGTACTTGGCCACGGAGCTGCGCTTGCAGGTTAATCCGAGTAAGCAGGTATTCCCGGTGGCGGTAGACCGCAAAGACCGGCATGGGCGAGGTATTGACTTTTTGGGCTACGTATTTTATCAGCGGCAGACACGGCTGCGCAAGGGTATAAAGCAGCGGCTGGCACGGTACGTGAGCCGGGCGGCGCGGAGGTCGGTATCACGGCAGGCATTCCGCGCACACACGGCAGCGTGGTGGGGCTGGTGCAAGCATGCAGACACAGCAAACTTATTAACCAAACTAAATAAAAAACGAAGTATGAAATCAATTTTTGACAGCAAACCGAGCGCCATTATGCCGCTGGGCAACGGCGCGTATTACTACAACTACAACATCCGCGAGCTCGCCACAGAGGGCGACGAGCCGGCAGGGTGGCAGTGTGACACCGTCAAACTCTGGGGCGCGCCGGATTACGGCAACATCGTGCGTGCGGTAATCCGCAACGAGTACGACGCAAACGCGGAGTTTGACTTGGTGAACAGCTACAACGCGGCGGTGGCGGGCATCACCGAGGGTGATAAAGCGAAGGCCGACACGGCGGCATACGTGGCTTACATCGGCTGGGTTAGCGCCGTAAAGGCGATGGTGCGCAAAGACGTAGAGGCCTCAAAGATTTAGCGATGGAGTTTTTACCGGCAATCATCAGCGCGCTCGGCACTATAATTGCGGCTTACTTTGCTTACAACCAGTACACCAAAAACAAGCTAACGGACTTAAAGGTGGCGCAGTTGGAGGCGGAGCAAGCCGAAAGGCAGCGCCGACGCAGCGATAACAGCGCTATCGTGCACGGCGAGCTTTGGGAGATACTGCACGAGCTTAAAGCAGACCGCGTTTACATCGTGCAGCCGCATCCGCTCGGCAACGAGAGCATGATAAGCATCTATTTTGAGAGCAAACGTAAGGGCGTTGAATCGATGAAGCCGCGGGTACATAACCTCAAGATGTGCGACGTAGCCAAATTTTGCAGCGAGCTGGCATCGCGCCTATTTTGGGCAATCCGCGACATTGACGCAGAGGTGGATGACCGCTACGCCAAAAGCCTGCTGAGCGCTTGCGGCACATCGCAAGTTATCATTAAGCGGCTGAGCGACAACACCCACGACTGGGTCGGCTCAATCTTTTGCGAATATACAACGGCCGCCGACATCGACGTGGAGGCCGCACGAGCATCGCTACACCAAGCGGCGCAGAATATCCAATACATTTTGCCGCAGTATATAGATTAAATGATAGATGATATGCAGAAAGAGGTAAAGTATCGAAGCATGGTTCGCGCGACCACCGGAAGGGCGGCGGACGGTGATTTGGAAATATCGTACAACTTAATAAGCGAAGACGGAGCGTTGCGACCTGTGGCGAAGGCCGGCGTGGTGGTAGCGTTGCCCGCGGGGAAGCGGTTGCTGTATGTGCATCAGCCGCCTTCAGGAGATAGTGATATGTATATAATGGCCGACGGTACGAAGCTTTACTTCTACAAGCATGGCGAGGCGCTGTCGGAGGTCGGTTCTTACGAATTGGCCGGTGCAGCAGTGTATCAAGTTGTCGGCATCGGCAATATGATGATAGCGGCCACAAGCGGCGGCTTGCTGCACTTCCTGTATAGGGAGGGAGAGTATGTGGCATTAGGTAGCAAACCGGCAATGCCGCGTATTTCCTTCGGTGTGCAGCAGGTGTCGAAATTGGGGAGCAGGACGAAGTATATTGACATATTGCGCGACTTTGTGGAAAGCGTGCGCACCACGGATGCGGACGAGAAGGCCGAGATTAAGAAGTTGACTGACGCTGTCTATGGCCACTTGTTGAGCGAGGTTGCCGACAACGTAAACGCGGAAGGGTATTTCTACCAGCCGTTTTATGTGAGGTATGCGTTGCGAATGTTCGACGGCTCGTATATGATGCATTCTTCGCCGGTGCTGATGTTGTGCACCACGCACCCGCCGGTGGTGATAGCTGAAATTGAACATACCGAAAGCGGCACTGATTCCAACCACGTGAACATCTGGAGCACGCTGCAGGTACCATACTTCAAGTTGATGAAGCGAGTAATAAACGTGGGCAATCTTTCGGAATGGAAGGATGTGGTGCAGTCGGTGGATGTGTTTGTGTCAGCGCCGGTGTATACGTATGACCAGAGCAAAGATTTGCCGACAGGCTCGGTCAGCAAGGATTTAGTTTGGTACGGGAGCCGGCTGCCGGGCGAGAAATACACCGACGAAAGCGGTGAGCAGCGAGTGCGGTATTTCACCGGCCACAGCAGAGTCCGCAGTGACGGCGATTTCTGCGACCAGCTTGTAAGTAGCGCAGAGCTGAATTGTGCATATTATTGGGGTATTGAACCGCACGAGAGCTTCGCGGAGAACTTGAGCGCGGTGAGCAATTTCTACAAGGTGGCCGAATTGTCGCCGGAAGAATTGGCGGAGGAAAGCGATTACAGCGCTTTGGATATAAAGAACAAGCAATTAGACAACTTGACCACGCGCGAAGCGTTGCCGGACGACTATATGTCGCACTGCGATATGGTGGCGCGAAGTGTGTTTGCCTACAATAACCGTCTGCACCTATGTGATGCGAAATACGTACTGGCCAAGCCGCAGGCGATAGAGGCAAGCGCAGCTGCATCGAAGCGAGCTTCGAGCGATACGCAGGTGGCGATTACGGTATGGACGAAGACCGGCGGGCGGCGCAGGAGTGTAAAACATGTGTACGCAACCGACAGTTATTACTTGAGTGGAAGCGATGCGGAGTTCCCGCGATTCTTGTACTATCCGGATTCGACGGCGTATGCCATGCGGATAGAGGCCGGCGGTCAAACCAGGCAGGTAACGCTTAAGCCGCACGCTAATCTTAACGGCGCTTACTATATGCCGAAGGAAACGCTTGCGGTGGATTCATATACGCCGAGCACTGTGGACGAGGAGTTCGGTTCGGAGGTGGAAGTGCGCAATAAGATATACACTTCGGAAGCGGAGAATCCATTTGTGTTCGCGGCAAAGAGTGTAGTGAGTATTGGTGCTGACAGAGTAATAGCCTTGTCGACGGCTACGAAAGCGTTGTCGCAGGGCCAATTCGGCCAACACCCTTTGTATGCTTTCACTAATGAAGGAATATGGGCTTTGGAGGTGAGCAGCAGCGGCACTTACATAGCGCGACAACCGATTAGCCGTGACGTGTTATTGAATGACGACCCAAGTTCGATAACGCAGATAGATAACGCGGTGCTGTTCGCGGCTCCGAGGGGTATAATGTTGTTGTCGGGCGCGTTGTCGCAATGCATCTCCGAAGTGTTGGACCGCGGCGATATGATAGCGGAGGAAGTTGGAGTGGCGGCAAAGGCGGAGATTACGATGCCCGAAGTGGCGGCACTGACCGATTTTCTGCAGGGCGCAAAGATAATATACGACTACCCGCGGCGACATATCATAGTGTACAACGCGGCGTATGATTATTCGCTGGTATATAGTTTGCGCAGCAGTATGTGGGGAATGTGCGGCGCGTACTTGCAGTATAACGTGAATGCTTACCCATACTCGAAGGCCGTGGATATTCAGGACAACTTAGTGGAGTTCAGTCCGCAGGGAGAGTATGATAGCGAAGTGTCGCTTCTGACGCGTCCGATAAAAATGGGGGCGGAGGATGTATACAAATCGATAAATGCCGTGGTGCACCACGTGGACGGCGAAGACGTGCGCAGTGTAGTATTCGGCACGCGCGACTATCGCCGCTACCGAGTAATTGCAGCTCGAGGAGGATGCAGAATCGGCGGGTTGTGCGGCACAGGCTATAAAGCCTTCCGGCTGGCTCTGTCAGCGAGCTTGGGGGCAGGCGGCAGTATTGATTCAAGCGCATTTACGATTACATCCAAACAAACAAATAAACTACGTTAACTATGGAAATACTTATTCTACATTCATTGAAGGCGGTGAAGCCGGCAGACGGCGAGCAGCAGGGCGCTTGCCGGCAGTGTGAGGAACGCTACGGAGATAAGCGCGAGCGTGCGTTTAAGGTGTTGCAGCAGGCACAGCAATATTACTTTGCGATGGAGCAATTCCGGCAACAGCGAGCGCGCAACATACAATATACTTATGGCGACCAGTGGGGCGATATAATCAACGTGGACGGAAAGGCGATGCGCGAAGACGATTACATTAAGTCGGAGGGTAATATTCCGCTGAAGAATAACCTAATTCACCGAATGGTTAAAACCGTGGTGGGCGTGTTCCGCCAGCAGCAGAGCGAGCCGACCTGTATGGCCCGCGACCGAGATGAGCAAGCGCAGGCCGAGACGATGAGCACGGTTCTGCAGTGCAATTGGCAGCTTAACCGAATGGATGAACTTAACGCCCGCTTGATGGAAGAATTTCTGATGAGCGCTTTTGTGGTGTGCCGCAAGTCGTTCGGTGTGCGCAATGGTCGAGCTGATTGCTACACCGACTACGTTCAGCCGAACAATTTCTTCATAGATAATACGATGAGAGATATTCGCGGGTGGGATTGTCAGTGCGTGGGCGAGGTGCATGATATACCCTTTGAGCAGGTGGCGCAGCAGTTTGCCGAAAGCGCGGAGGACTACGCACACCTTCAGCAGATATATGCGGCGTGTGCTGACAAAGCGTTACTGCGCACTTCGTTGCAAGACTTCGGTTTTGCGCCGAATGTTCCCACCGACTTCTTTACTCCTTACGACGATTCGCTGTGCCGAGTGATAGAGGTGTGGCGGAAGGAAAGCAAGCCGCGGTATCGGTGCCACGATATGAATAGCGGCGAAGTATACAAAATCGACATCGAAGATTATGCGCTGATGGTGGAAGCGGAGAATCTGCGGCGCATTTCGCTTGGCGCGCTGCAAGGCCTGACAGCCGACGAAGTGCCGCTGATTAAGGCCGAGTGGTTTATCGATGAGTATTGGTATTACTACTTCTTAACGCCGACCGGCGAGATACTGCGCGAGGGTGCGTCGCCATATGCGCACGGTTCGCACCCCTATGTGTTCAAGGCCTATCCTTTTATTGATGGGCAGATTCATTCATTCGTGGCCGATGTGATAGACCAGCAGCGCTATATCAACCGTTTGATAACGATGTACGATTGGATAGTGCGTGCTTCGGCAAAGGGTGTATTGGTGTTCCCCGAGGAAGGGCTGCCCAAAGGTTGGTCGCTGCGGGATATTGCCGAAGAATGGAGTCGCTTTAATGGTATCATACCGATTCGTTCGAAGGAGCTGCAGAATGGGGTGATGCCTCAGCAGATTTCCAACAATTCCACGAATGTGGGTATACCCGAACTACTCAACTTGCAGTTGAAGTTCTTCGAGGATATAAGCGGCGTTAACGGCGCAATGCAGGGAAAGCAGGGGTTCAGCGGGATGAGTGCATCGCTGTACCACCAACAAGCGCAGAATGCCACCACTTCGCTTGTGGACCTGATGGATGCCTTCTCCTCCTTTATCAAGGACGCGGCTTATAAGGACGTGAAGAATATTCAGCAGTTCTACACACAGAAACGCATCTTCAATATCGTAGGGCGCAGCGGTGTGCAGGTGGAATATGAGCCCGAAAAGATACGCGATATTGAGTTTGACTTGTCGATTGTGGAGTCAACGGCTACGCCGGCGTACCGCAACCTTGCCAACGAGTTCTTGATGCAGATTTGGCAGAGCGGTCAGATTACATTGGAGCAGCTGTTGGAGAACGGCACGTTCCCATTTGCCGACCAGCTGTTGCAGTCAATCAACGCGGCGAAGGCCGAAGCCGAGCAACAGCAGGCGCAACAGATGCAGATGCAGCAAGCGATGCAGGCACAGGCCGCACAGGCCGCGCCGCCGGGAGCGCCGGCACAAGTATAAGAAAGGCGGGTTGCAGATGTATGCAGCCCGCCTTTGTTATTGACCGTCTTTCCAATCAAATAAGGCGGTCGAGGAAATCAAAGCATAGGATGTCGTTACTTTTGTTGTCGGCGATAAGGCGGCGGTGCTTGGTTTCCTTGCGGCGAGCGTAAAGAACCGGTATGAAGCGTTCATACCAGCGCGCGTCCGAGGCCATGGAGCCGACATGTTGTTTGAGCCGCAGCTCGTTTGCGTTGCCGAATGGGAATGAATAAATCGGCAGCCAATCTTTCTTGCGAACGCCACCAAAGAGAACTACATTTGGCGTTTCTTCGAAGACGTCTTCGAGCCATTGGCACTGGTAATGGAATGCAGATTCGCAGCCGGGACGTTCGAGTATTACTCGAATGTAGACATATCGTTCGGGGAATGCGTCGGCGATTTCGGCGATTTGCTGAATGACGGTGTCGAAACATTCTCCGTTCGGCCATCGATACTGCATAGCGCCGTGAGCCGGTTGCTCGGGTGGCCAGAAGGAGTAGTCGTAGTAGAAGCGGAAGTCGATGCAAACATCGTGGTTGTTGAGCAGGACCCAGCGGGTGAGTTGGACCGGGTCAAAGCTTTGGCATCGGGCGATAAAGTTGAAAGGGCGCATCCACCAGTGGCGGGGGCGGTAAGCGCTTAGGGCGTTGTGAATACAGATGATGCTCATCGTTTCGGGCGTTGGTGAGAGAAGATGGAGATGATAAGTTGTTGGAGCAGGCCGGCGGCCTTTTGTTCATAGGTTGCGCCGAGCTGTTCGTTGGCTAATTTGAGCCAGCTCGAAGCGGCGTAGTTCGTGACGATGTCGAAGAGGTTGAGGCGGAGGTTGTCGAGCAGCACGATTTTGAAAGATGGCGGCAGGGCGAAGGTGAATGCGATGGAATCCGTGGTATTGTTTACGGAGGTGAGGCGGTCGCTCACTGCGGAAGAGATAAGGTCGATAGCCTGGTTGATGAAGTTATCGATGGTGGGGTGGGCGAGGTCGGTGATTTCGAGGTGCTGCATCGGGTCACCGGTTTCGGAGATTGGGAGGTTGTCGGCGGTGTGGGCGGCGATACGCGCAATTGCATCGTAGAGCTCGCCGCGGCGGAGTTGGATAAAGCAGTTCATGTGGTTGGTTTTAAGATGTTAGAATGGTAATGTTTCAACGGAGGCGGCGGCTTCGGCCACAGGTGCGGGTGCCGGTATGTTTGCGACAGGTGCGTCGGTGGGAGCCGGAGCTTGAGAGATGATACGGAAGGCGAGCACTTCGGTGTACCAGCGGCCATTGTATTCTCGTGATTCGATGTCAACGTCGAGTTCTACGTCGGTGAGAACGGGGATTGCGCTGAGAGCTTGTGCTTCGCGGAAGGAACTGACCGCAACCTTGTTGGGGTATTGGCCGGTGGGGTTGGTGTCGATGATGACTGTTGCCTTGGTCCACTGATTGCCGGTTTTGCTTGTGCCGGAGATGGTGGGGAGCGTTTGAATTAGTCTACCTTTGAGTAACATATTAATTGAGTTTTAAAGATTTGATTGATACGATTATCTTAGAGCAGGTGTCGCTTGTATTGAAGCCACAGCTGTTCGGTTCGTAGCAGATTCCGCCGTGGGCTACACAGGGCGGCTGCATAAGACGCGCCAAGGCGGGGTCGACGGCGGAGATTTGGTTGCGAATCATTTGTACGACTTGGCGAGTTTCAGCGCTTGCTTTGAAGCATAGGCGTTTGTGTGCCATATTGATTAGGGCTTCGGCGTTGATGATGCAGGCGAGGTCGGTAGGCGCGTAGCGGTCGAAGATGTTTGGCAGTTGGTAAATTTGGTGCTGCAAGGATAGCATCATGTCCGGACCTTGATTTCCCCAATACTTTGCAACATCACTCGCTATCTCGTTGCAGACGTATGCGAAGTCTTCGCCACCGCGGTCAACGCGTTTACTGCGCTGAAAGAATTGTACTCCTACGTGTTGGCGCACCAACTGCGATGCGACAAACAAAGGGATGTCTTTCATTTCTACCCAAAAGATTTGGGTGCGGATAGGTGAGTGGCCGTAGAAGTATGCGCGTTCGAGGCTCATTTTACTTTCGTGGCCGGTGGTGAATTCGTTGGCGCGGCGCAACAAGTCCAAGTCAGTGAGTTTCTTTACGGTGATTTCCATTTTATTCGTCGGGTTGGTCTACGATGGTTTTAAGGATGTTGATGATTACATTGCGGAACGATGTGCGGCTGTCGAACTCTTTGCCCAAGAGCATCGGCTCCACGATAAGCGGGATTTGGTAGAACTCGTCGTGGGTAAGGCGTGGGAAGCGCCTGCCGCATTTCTGCTCCAGCACGTCTTTGCAGTACTCCATGAACTGTTCGACGGCTTGGTAAGTGATAATAACCTGTTCGAGGCCGACGGCGAGCAGGCGCTCGCTTAGCGGCAGGTGCTTGTAGTAGAGGTTGACGTTGAGCACCAGCTTGTTTATTTGTTGGTCGAAGCAGTCTTGGTAGAGTTCGGCGAGGTTGATTAGGTGCTGTTCGTCTTCGTTGACCAGGATTTGATTTCGCTTGGCGTTGAAGGAACGGCGGAGGTTGCGTAGGCGTCGGCATTGGAGTTTGAAGTCCTCTTTGCTGCTTGCCATTGCATCGCACAGGCCATCAACGTATTGCCATACGAGTTCAGCGGCGAATTGAGTGATAACACCAAACATGCGGCGGTCTTTAGCATCAATCTTGGAGATGATGTTGCGTTTTTGGCGGTTGATTTCTTCGCGGCGCTGTTGCTGTAGTTTGCTTATAGGGTTCATATTTAGCATTCGCTGTAAAACATATCAGGCTTATTGTAAACGTTGCCTATGAGCTTAAGCGCACCTTCGGGGATTATCTCGGCGGGAATTGCGCAACCGTCTGCCACGAGCGCTACACCGTTGTATCTGCCATATACGACTTCGAAGATATTGCGGCCGAAGTGGACGATGTCGTGGTCGTAGAGTGGGAAGCCGCGGCTGTCGAGCAAATTGGTTTGGAGACAGATTGTACGCGGGTCTATTGGCCGAGCATCTTCGGCGGGGAAGTCTTCGACTTCGCAGTGCGGGGCGATGAAGGCTACTCCTTTATCGTCTATGTACAAGTCGCCGTTGAGCCATTGACCATCGGCGAGGTCGAGTGCCTTGGCGGGCGTAAAATGTTTGAGGTTGAGGTAAGTGCGCATTATGTCGGTGGTATTTGAGGTGATTAAAAGAGGCTTAGCTGTTGCGGCTGTTGTGGTTTGGCCGGTTCGATTACTAATCGGTTAGGTCTATGATGTTGCCCACGTACTTATAATGGTTGTAAGTCGCTAAGAATTGCGCCATACACTCCGAGTGGGTGCCTTTGTCGTCGCTCAAGCGGATGCGGAACGCGTCAAAGGCTACGTCGTAGTAGACGATGTAGCGCACATCAGGCGTTGCGGGGCTGGCGTATACGTCGCCCTCCCATACGTAGCGCCCGCCGTGGCGGGTGTTTGTCATCTGCATTACCGTGTCGAGGTCTACCTCTATAGCGCCGATGGAGCTGCCACCAAGGTTGACGATAACGGCGGTGTGGCCGGTTTGTATGAGGCTGCCTATGCGCAGTTCTCTGCCGACGAGCGTTTTGGCTTTAAAAAGTATTGTCTTGTTCATTTCTTTTGTTTTAGTGGGTGGATGTCGTTGGAGTTTAGGCGGAACCAGCAGCCGCAGCTTCGGCAGATGTAGAGCGGTGCGGATTCGTCGGTGGGATAGGCCAAGAAGGCTGTGCCGGAGCATGGCTGATTATTTCTGCCGCAGGTGTTGATGCACGGCACGTTGGCGGGATAGTCTTTCATTCGTCTTCGTCGTAGTAAAAGGTGTCTACAAGTTTGCCCTTAAGGTCGAGTGGTAGCAGGTCGTCGAGGTATGCCCATCGGATGACCTGGTCCCAATTGCAAACTTTGTTATAGAAACTAAATACGGCAGGAGTGTCGGCCGTGGGCGCATTTGTTTCGAAGTCGCGGGGGCGTTCGAGGTGGTCGGCAACGGCGTACTCGTAGCAGTCGGAGTTCGAGTAAGTAGAGTAGATAACCAAGAACGGCTTGTTGGCTGAAGGCTTCCACTTGTCGGGGTCGTGCCAGGCTTGCGCTTGGCTGTAGTGCTTGATGATTTTGTTCATAGCAGTATTGGTTGTAGAAGTTAGTTGAAAAAACGGCTCGGTTCTCACGAATGGAGCCGGTAACCTAAATCATAAATTTAGCATAATCAAATAAAACATACGAAATTTCAAAGTGTATGGCGGCCGAGCTCTCGCGAGTGAAGCCGCTAACGCTACTTATGTAAAAGAAGTTTCTCAATGTCTAATAATACAATGGAACTGTTATATGGTCTATCGCCGCGAAGGGCCGGTAACTTCAATCATGTTGTAGGATTTGAAGCGGTCGATGATGCGGCCATATCCGTCGGCGAATTCTTTTTTGAGTTGGGCGATATTGAGGTTGGAAGTAAGGTGGGCGCGCTTGCCACCGTACTGCGTCCAAATTTCGTAGCGGGCGTGGATGAACTCATCGATGAGCTTTTTGGTATCCATGCCATAAAAGGTTTTGCTCTGCAGGCCGATGTCGTTGAGGCAGATATTGACCGGGTCGACGCGAAAGCCTGAGCAGTGTTCCTCGTTGTATGTGTACTTGTCGAGGTTGTTGTGCAGAGTGTAGTAGTTGACCATTTGGGTTACAGAGAGGTTTTCGAAGCGGTTGGGGTTGTTGGTGCGGCGGAGGTACTCCGCGAATACTTGCATGAGCATAGTTTTGCCGGTGCCGCTGTTACCGGTGAGGAATAGTGGTTTGGAGAGTTTGTAACGGCGCTCGGGGAATACCTGTTCGGCCAGCGGGCAGTTATTGAAGTAGTATAGGAGGAAGCGCAGCAGGCGGCGGTTGTAGTCGTCGACTACGAAGGTGCGCATTTGCGGAAGCATGACATACTCCGAAGCAACTCGAATTAGCAGGTTGCTGTGGAGGTTGTAGATTCGCTCGTCCGTAAGGTCGGGAAAACGTCGGCGGTATTTTTCGGCATCGCGGAGCAGAGCTTGGTATATCTCGGCGATACGTTCGGTTTCAGATTTTTCTTGTTCCATTGTTCTATTGTGTCGAGATGAAGTTAGTAATCGGAGCCGCCGAAGTCACCGCTGTAGTCGATGTCTTCCGGTGCGGAAATTGGCTCCGAGGGATTTTTGGTGCGTTGTCGCTCCGTCTTGATGCGTACCTGTGAAATGAGGTGGCGGTAAGCATCTTGGCGGGTGGGATGCTCTAAAGTTGCCGCGGCCCATTCGTTGACTACCGTTTCGGCGAGCGAGCGGAATTCTTTCGGCGTGATGGCGAGCTGCATACATAACGGCTCGATGATAGGGTCGCGCTTGCTGTCGAAAAAGTCGGCGATGAAAGAATCGGCATCGCAATTGGGATAGGGGCAGTAATCGGGGGCGGCGGGTTCAGGAACCGCGGCGGGCGTGGCCGGTTGCTCCGGTTCTTCAAGAGGCTCGTCAATAGCGGGCTGTTGAGTTGCGCCGTGTGAACGGCGGCCGGCAGAGCGGCGTTTCTCTGAGATTGCGGCATAGCGGTTGCGGTAGTAGTCGATGTCGCGGCGGATGAAGTTGAGGGCCATTCGGGCGAGCGAGCCTTGGAGCTGCGGCAGTTGGCCGGTGGCCGCATAGTCGATGATGGCTTCGTACACTTCGAGGCGGACGTTGTCGGGGTATTCGCGCAGATTGTCGCGCCAGGCGCAGTTGAAAACGAAAGTGGTTGTAGTTGGTTTCATAATTCATCATTGGATGGGCTTTCGGTGACGGTTTCGAAGTAGAATTTGTCGACGTATTTTTGTTTGATTTCGATGAGGCCGTATCGGAGTGCGACGCGAAAAATGTAGATTTTTTGGAGGCGGTCGATGATGCCGTCGAGGAGCCAGGATTTGAAAATGAGGGGCGTGGTGGCACGTTTGTAGTGGTTGCAGAGGCGGCAAGCGGGGTTTAGGTTGTGGAGGAGGTCAGAGCCTCCGTTGCGCTTGGGTGAGATGTGGTCGACCTGCATTTGGTCGAGGGTGATTTCGTGGCCGCAGTAGGCGCAGTGGCCATTGTATTTGCGCCACACTTGTTCTCGGTTAGTCATTGTCAACTATTCGATTTTTTCGATAAGTTCGTCAATGTTGTTGTCGTGAATGTTGCCGATGACTGTCATCAACGGAGAGGCATATTCATATCCGCTATCTTCGTTGAACAGATATAAATCGATTAGCGGGCATTCATTTTGCTTGATAATTTCACTGATGTAAGACTCGGCCTTGTACACATTTAAAGACCAGCAGAGGTTTATGTCGTCAAACTCAACGACACCCCAACAC